ATCCACATCTGTTGCAGTAACAGTGTATACGGCAGTTGATGTACTACTGTTTTCATAAACACTCGCTGTTGCAGCAGAAGTAATGACAGGTGATTCATTCACGTTTAACACGGTAATCGCAACACTCTTTTCCGCATACAATGCACCATCGGAAGCACGAACTACAATATTATATACATTATTTGCATCACTGTCTGTAGGTACTTCGAAATTTGGAGAAGATTTGAATGTTACAATACCACTTGCTGAACCAATGTCAAATAATGCAGCATCTGCACCACCAGAAATGGAGTAAGTAAACGTGGTATTTGCATCTACATCTGTAGCAGTTACAGTATATACGGTAGTGGATATGCTAATATTTTCGGAAACACTCGCTGTTGCACCAGAGGTAATGACTGGGGTTTCATTTACGTTGGTTACTGTAATCGCAACACTCTTTTCCGCATACAATGCACCATCGGAAGCACGAACTACAATATTATATACATTATTTGCATCACTGTCTGTAGGTACTTCAAAATTTGGAGAAGATTTGAATGTTACAATACCACTTGCTGAACCAATATCAAATAATGCAGCATCTGCACCACCAGAAATAGAGTAAATAAATGTAGTATTGGCATCCACATCTGTTGCAGTTACAGTGTATACGGTAGTGGCTATGCTAATATTTTCGGAAACACTCGCTGTTGCACCAGAGGTAATAGAAGGCGCTTCATTCACATTTGTTACTGTAATCGCAACCTCTCTAGTCACAGATGATGTTCCATTTGAAACCTCTACCACGATATTATATACATTATTCGCGCCACTGTCAGCAGGTGCTTCATAATTTGGCGGAATCTTAAAAGTAATGTTTCCTAATACATCGATACTACATAATGAGGCATCTACACCACCAGAAATGGAATAAGTCAACGTTGTATTCGCATTAGGGTCGGTGGCAATTACTGTATACACGGGTGAAGTTGTATTTTCACTTGTACTCGCTGTTGCACCAGAGGTAATAGATGGTGGTTCACTCACATTGGTTACAGTAATCGCAACCGCTTTAGTGACAGACACTACTCCGTCGAAAACGCTTACTATAATGTCGTATACGTTATTAGCACCACTATCCATAGGTGCTTCAAAATCTGGCGGCGTATTGAAAGTCACCACCCCAGTAGAAGAATTAATACTACATAATGAAGCATCTGCACCTCCTGAAATAGAGTAAGTAAATGTGGTATTTGCATCTACATCTGTAGCAGTTACGGTATATGCAGTTGAACTATTCTCAGAAACACTGTTTGTTCCACCAGAAGAGATGTCGGGTGATTCATTCACATTGGTTACAGTAATCGCCACCGCTTTAGTTACTGATGTTGTTCCATCCGATACTCGTACAATAATATCATATACATTTTTCGCGCCACTGTCAGCAGGTGCTTCAAAGTTTGGTGGAGCCTTAAATGTAACGTTTCCTGATGCATCAATGTTACATAATGATGCATCTACACCAGAGATGGAATAAGTTAATGTAGTATTAGCATCTGGGTCGGTAGCAATTACTGTGTATACGGTCGAAGTTGTATTTTCACTTGTACTCGCTGTTGCATCAGAGGATAATATGGCTGGTATTTCATTCACATTTGTTACTGTAATCGCCACCGCTTTAGTCGCCGATGTTATACCATCAGAAACCTGTACCACAATATCATATACATTATTCGCGTCACTATCAGTAGGAGCTTCAAAATTTGGCGGAGCCTTAAATGTAACGTTTCCTGATGCATCAATGTTACATAATGATGCATCTGTACCAGAGATGGAATAAGTTAGTGTAGTATTGGCATCTGGGTCGCTTGCAATTACTGTATACACGGTTGACGTAGTGTTTTCGGAAACACTAGCGGTTGTTCCAGAAGAGATGGTTGGTACTGTATTAATAATATTTGTAAAAGTTTGAAACCAATAATCACTATTTGTAACGGCGCCTATTTTTGTAGCCATTACTTTTACAGTATAACTACCTAGTGCCAATAAACTAGAAAATGATAATGCACCTGTAGAACTATTTACAGAAATACCTGAATAAGTAGCGGTTGTTGAACCTGATACAGTAACCGAACAAATATACCATGAATAACCACTACTATATGTGGTACCTGGACTTAAGCTAGTAATATTAATACCTGTAGAAGAGTCATATAAAGACGCGGTAAAAGAAGACAATCTAAAAGGCACACTTGTTGAATTTAAACTCACATCCGTCCATACGCCACCTGAAGTGATTAAAAAATTAGTAGATGTTGCTGTGCTGTCATACCATACATTTCCAGTAGCATTTCTTGCATAATAATTAGTAGGAGTTGGACCATTAAATATGTCTGCGAAAAGACCGTCATATGACGACAACGTAGGAACGGCTGTCAAAACATAACAATTACTTATAGCAGCACTTCCGTTTGGTCCTAGTATACCACCGGAACCATTACCTGCTGGCGTATAATGAGTCGAATAGCAAGCGGTTACAGATCCAGCACTATTACTACCTGCGATACCACCTGCATAATTCGATATCTGACCAACTGAATAACAATTCGTTATAGAGCCTGTACCAGTAATGCTAAAATAACGTCCTACTATACCACCACCTTCACGTGCTATTCTATTGGTTGAAAAACAATTACTAACATGTGCGGTACAATGATCACCTAAAATAAGACCACCACCACTCCAATTACCGCCGCCTGTTTGATATGTCATTGAGCTTGTTATCCAATAACTAGTATTCACACCTGCAGCAGCACCAGTATAAGTTGAATTACATTTTATCACATAATTATCACTCGTGCCTTTACCAAAATAAGGTCTACATATCCAACCTGCACCTGTTTTAATTGAGGTACTAACTGCTGTTGTTGACATTGCAATTGCCGCCATTTGACTATTTATACTGGTTACTTTCATATTTTTCACTGTAACATTTGATTTTGCATCATTATTATAAGTAATATTTCCACCTGTATAAACATAACCACCATTCTTAACCAAACCTAACCAATAATTTACATTATTAATATAAACTGTGTAATTACCACCATCGATTGTTTGATTATTATTACCTATAATAAAATACTGAGAACCATAAACTTCATTTAAGGACAAATCAGTAGTGAAACTTAAAGTTGCTCCTGAAGTGTCTAAAGTAACTGGCCAAGATGATACCGTCGACCATCCAGTCGAGTTGTCTTGCGAGTATAGAATATTCGCGCCAAGCTGCCGAAGATAAAACGTTGAACCATAAAGGGTCGTCATTCTATATATGTATCTATATATAGAATTTTTCAAAAATTTTAATTCAATATCCACCTTTATAAAAGGTGGAGCCAAAGATTATATACTTTTAGTGAAGGTTTTGCTACACTTCAGCGAAGCACCCTAGAAGCTGGATGGTGGTCTATTTCCGGTAAGCGTTCGAATATCCGCATCACGCTCCTCCTTCATTTTGCGTATGCAATCCTCCATGACTTGATTCGATGCATCCTCGCCTATTTTCTGTACTCCGCGAATCGTTGTATTGGTTTCTTCGCCTCCGTATTGTTGTATTTGACCATTAAATGCCGTATTCAAATCCATATAATTATGCATTTGACGCATACCCCCATTACCCTTGGCTTCTAAATCTTCTGGCGCCTGGTCTAAAAAACTATACTGGTCCGACACAATATCGCCAAAACCGCCTCCAAATGAAAAAGCCATGGGCTCCATATTATTTTGCGTCGCTTTTCTTACTTCCACTTCTTGTCGAGGCTTTAAATGTTCCAATATTTGTTCCCCATACAACACTTTATACCCTTGATTCAATAATAACAACGCTGGAACACGCGTAACATTCTCTGGCAATATTATTTTTTGACCATTTTCTAAAATGATAAACGTCTTATTATTCGCTTCTTTCACGCGCTTATCAATACAAATAAAATGTATATCATTTTGCGTGTTCGTTTTGGACAACATTTGTAAGTATTTTTTAGAAACTTCGCAGTATTTACTATAATATAAAATACAACTCATTTACTATATATTTATTTATTTGTAACTAGTATTTAACTTATTTTTTTGTCTTATTAAAAAAAAATGATTCACGTTTTCAATTTAAATATAATAATATATTAGACATTATGAATCCTAACCTTGAGACTTTTGATAACGGCGTAGACACTTTCGGTTTCACCCTTAGCGGCGTGAACGTAAGCTTAGCAAATGCCTTAAGAAGAACCGTTTTATCCGACATTCCCTTAGTGGTTTTTAGAACTTCGCCTAATGAACAAAACAAATGCAATATTATTGCCAATACCAGTCGGCTAAACAATGAAATTATAAAACAAAGATTAAGTTGTATTCCTATTCATATTAGAGATGTGCATGATTTTCCATTAAAAAATTACATCATGGAAGTAAATGTAGAAAATAATACGGATACTACCATGTATGTCACCAGCGAACACTTTACTATAAAGGATTTGGTTACTGGAAAGTCATTACCCCAAGACAAAGTTCGAGAAATTTTCCCAGCAGATGACATTACCGGCTATTTCATTGATTTTGTAAGATTACGTCCTCGCATTTCCGATGAAATACCAGGTGAACGATTGCATTTAACATGCGAGTTTGACATTAGCAGTGCAAAAGAAGACGGCATGTTTAATTCGGTGTCGACTTGTTCTTATGGATTTACGGGAGATTCCGCGGCCCAAGATGCCGAATTGGCACGAAAAATCCAAAAATGGAAAGACGAAGGGAAAAACGAAAAAGAAATTAAATTTGAGACGGAAAATTGGAAATTATTGGACGCCAAACGAATATTCAAAAAAGATAGTTTTGATTTTGGTATTCAGACCATAGGAGTTTATACGAATAATGAAATTGTTGATATGGCTTGTAAAATTTTGGTCGCGCGATTCAACGAATTAAATGCCACTATCGAAAAAGACGAACTAGAAATAAAAAATGCGGATAATACCATGGCCAATTGTTTTGATGTTATATTGGAAAACGAAGATTATACGATTGGAAAAGTAATAGAATATTTATTATATACCAAATTTTATGAAACAAATATGCTCACCTTTTGTGGTTTTAAGAAAATGCATCCACACGATAGTTATAGCATTATTCGTTTATCTTATAGAGACGCCGTGGAGAAATCCACCATCAAGGGTCATTTAAAAGAATGTAGTGACGATGCAATACAAATTTATACCAAACTTAGAAAGGATTTTACAAAATTCGTGAAAGGATAAATACTACTATACGTATTAGTTACATTATGTAATAATACTACATAATGTAGAGAAACAGTGTTTTTTATTGGATATAAAGGTCCATTCACGTGTAGTATTGATGAAGGAATCTGGGGAAGACTTTTTTGGGAAATATTTAGGTTAAATATTATTATTATAATAATATAAAAATAATATTATTATACTATTATACTAAATGCCAAAAACGGAAATTGATTATTCAAATACGGTTATTTACAAAATAACTTGTAAGGACCCGCTAGTTACTGATGTATATGTTGGTCATACTACAAATTTTGTGCAAAGAAAACATGGCCATAAACAGAGCTGTATAAATGAAAAATCTTGTAACTATAATTGCAAATTATACAAAGCAATAAGAGCAAATGGCGGTTGGGATAATTGGGTTATGGAAATAGTCGCATTTTTTAACTGTAATGACCATTATGAGGCAAGGATAAAAGAACAAGAGTATTTTACTTCATTAAATGCAACCTTAAATAGTTTAGAACCATTACCTAAACCAAAACCAAAACCAAAACCTATAGAGACACTAGAACCCATTTTGAAAACCGATCATTTTTGCGAAACCTGTAATGTAACCTTACAAAACCAAGAGTTATTAGAGGTACATAATCAAACAAAAAAGCATTGTAAAAAAGTGGTGGGTGTAGAAACGAAAAACGGTGATAAATTTTGTTGTGAAAAGTGTCATTATGAATGCTATAAAAAAAGCGATTTCAATAAACATTTATTGACACTGAAACATCAAACCATACAAGATAATACATTAAAAATCGCAAATACTCCTAATTTTGTTTGTAATTGTGGAAAAATATATAAACATTCATCTAGTCTTTATGCACACAAAAAAACATGTGTAATTATTAATAAAAACAATACCTCTAGTGATAATGAAAATACTCATGTCCATACGGACCAAAATTTTGAACAAAAAATAGATATATTTTATTTGGTTAAGTTTTTAATAAAAGAAAATAGTGAGATTAAACACATGATGATAGAACAACAAGGTAAAATGATGGAACAACAAAATATCATGATGAAAGCGATAGAATCAATGAGTTGCTCAGGGGATAACGTGATAGTGGATAAATCCATGTAGGACCTTTTTATGCTACATAATGTAGAAAACCCTCGTTTTTTATTGGATATAAAGGTCCCTTCACGTGTAGTATCGATGAAACATTTTGGGGAAGACTTTTTTGGGAAAATCGATTCTGGACATTTTTTTTGTCCAATTTTCAAAACCCAAAATACTTTATGCCAAAAATGTTTCTGAGACCATAATTGAATTTTATGCTCTGGTCGCTAAAAAAATATTTTTAATTTTGTGACGATATTTTTTTCTTTTTTAATTGCAAATATTTAGGAGATTTTTTTGTAAACATATTATATATTTACAAATGTTTACTCAAAAGTCTCAAAAATCGCAGAAAAATTTTGTTTGTGAAAAATGTGATTATTTTACATCTAAAAAAACGGATTTCAATAAACATTTATTGACACTGAAACACCTAAATAATGACACAATGTTTACAAATGTTGACGATGTGTCGCAAAAAGTCGCTAATGAAGAAAAATATAAATGTGTATGTAACAAGGAGTATTCGCATAGGCAAAGCTTGTATGTTCACAAAAAAACGTGTAGTTTTATACAGGATGAACCATGTACTGAATCGCCAGTTGAAGCAAATAATTCAAATTTGATTGAATATTTAATGAAGGAGAATTCTGAGTTAAAAAATATGATATTAGACGTCTGTAAAAATATGAATCTCCATAATACAAACAACAGTCACAATACGACAAACTCTCACAACAAAGCATTTAACTTGAATGTTTTCTTGAACGAGACCTGTAAAGATGCCATGAATATAAACGACTTTGTGGAATCTATCAAATTGCAAGTGAGCGACTTGGAAAATGTCGGCGAAGTGGGCTTTGTCGAAGGTATTTCCAATATTATTGTGAAAAACCTGAATGCACTTGATATCACCAAACGTCCTGTTCATTGTACCGACAAAAAGAGAGAAACTATTTACATTAAAGATGAAAATGTATGGGAAAAAGATGAATCCCAATGCAAAATGCGGCGGATGATAAAAAAGGTGGTTTCCAAGAACCAACGCTTAATACCAAAATTCAAGGAACAAAATCCAGAGTATAACAAATCATATTCCAAGGTTTCCGATAAATACAACAAGCTCATTATAGAATCCATGGGTGGTTCGGGTGATAATGATCTTGAAAAAGAGGATAAGATTATTCGAAATATTGTGAAAAACGTGGTGGTGGATAAATGCTTGTAAATACACGCTGCTCTATATATTTTCTATACTTTTACAAAAATTATAGAAAATAGTCTAATTATATGTATTTGGATAAGTCTACGATAAATAGTCTTTGAACAATTCAATTGTATTTTCCCCGGATTCTTTTACCTCTTTCTCCGAGCCCAAATCTAAATTCAACTCTGTTATATCAATATTGACAACATTTGCCTTATTTTTTAGTTCTCGCAACACATTTTTACCAATTTCCATTTCTATTCCACCACTCACGGCTGTTCCAGTTGACGGAATATAGCTTTTGTCCATACAATCCACGTCAAACGACAAAAATGCGAATTATATGTTGTAATCCGCCGCCACTGTATCGACAACTCTCTTCCGCATTTGATAATTCAAACAATACATCAAAAGCGACGGATGTAATTCATTCACGTATTTTTGCACAATAGTATTTGTCACAAACAATTTCTGTTCTCGAAGCTCATTCAAATATTTCTGATGAATATTATACATATGAGTTCTATATTGTTCAGAAAATTCCATCAACGGTTTTTCTTTTTTAATGTAACAAGAAATATAATTGCTGAATAATGTATTGGTAAATAAATGCACCTGGTCACGGAATCCTGAAAATTCGCGTTTGTGCTCCGGATAAAATTTCAAAAAAACGCCCACTTTGCCACTCTGTCTTAAAGACAAATATTGATATTGTAATTTCGGTTGATTGCCTCTCAAATTCCGCACTTGTTCATAAACAGGGTTTCTAATTTTCGCTCGTTCTCCGGTGCATTTGTTATGCAACACAACTCCCATAATATCATACGGCGTGTTCATAGACGCATAGTTCTCAATTAAATCCGAATATTTATCAAATTTATAAATTTTTGGAAACATCACCGTTGTATTGAGCGCAAAAAAGACGTCTCTAAAGTCCCGCGCATCGTACACATCTACATAAATATTATTTTCTTCGTTGTGAATAGAATAAACAGCTACCAAATATAATTGCGGCTTTTTAAATGGCACCACAATTCTATTTTCTGGATGTTGAACTACAAAACTATAACATTTGTCCTTTTCCAGATTATCTAAGATTAGGTCGTTTTCCTTGGCGGCTTCCAAAAACATTTCTCTAAATGTTCGTGCGCGCGGTCCCTTGTAAAAACTCGAGGTGGCGCCCACGGTATTACGTGTGGAAATTTCCCATCCGCCATCTACGCCAACGGATCCGTCCCAAAATACATTGATCATGGTACCTTCAATAAATTCTTCCGCTACAACACCGGTGGTCGTTTCCGAATATTTTTGAATAAATTGTTCACTTACGATTGATTTAGGCGGTGCAAATGCGACCACCTTATTACATGCATTTACTACGACTGATCTGCATAAACCATAACTAGGAATTAAGTCAATATTTAAAAAATTTTTGTCATAACGAATCACACGATAACTAGAATTATTAAATGTTCTGCACTCCACCTTGTTTAATTTTAGTACAGTTGGCATATTTTTATCATCCTCACTAATGATATTGTTAAACCCGGTAATGTTGGATAATATGTATCGTGCGCAAATCATTTATTAATATGTATAATCAAATAGTCTTTAACTATATTTTTTTAAAGAATTTTAGCTTAAGCAGAATTTCTATTCTAAATATAGAAACAAATGTTATCAAATATTGAAAACGAAGAGAAACAAGAAGATAAACAAAAAAATACGAGAGACGAAGAAAAACAAAAAGGGACGAACGAAGAGATGAATGAAGAGACGAATGAAGGGACAAATGAAGAGACGAACGAAGAGACGAACGAAGGGACAAATGAAGACACCAAAGAAGATGACATCAAAAATGCAAGACCCACGTCTGAAACGGAGTCCGATGATTCGAAACCTAAACTCAATGACACCATATTAGAACTTCAATTAGGCGATGTAATACATATTACCAACCCATTAAATGATGAATTAAACGACCAAACCTTTATTATTGATTATATAGACAAATCAAAGGTGTATCTTATTAATACAACGAGTATGACTCGTATTCGCCTTTCTATCACCCCAGATGGAACTCTTGGCGACGGTAATATAACACGTATAGCTATTTTAAGTAGAAGTGATAGCCCTAGTTACGCTCGACAAAACGAATTATTACCTGAAACATGGATAAATGTGTATTTTGGGGGCGATTTTCCAGTCATTATTACTGGTGAAATTACGAATTTAGAAAATGACATGATAGAAATAAAAACAGTGGATGGCGATGTCATTTACATTAATTTCGATTACAAGGGAATTCCTGATAATTTACCGATTGAAATGATTGAAATTCGAGAGAAACCGGTGGAGCCATTATCGAAAGAACAAAAAGACCAAGACCAACAACAAAAAGACCAACAACAAAAAGAAGAAAGCCCTGAAATCGAAGACATAAAAAAGGAAACCATCTTTGTCGACCCAGAGAAAATACAATTAAACGTTCCCATCAAAGATATCAAAGACCAATTGCGCGAATTTATTATCAAGGCCGACCAGGTAAAATTCGGCGATGAAGAATTTGGGCCCATTGTGCAATACGTGGATGTAAATGCCAAAAGTCAAAGATACAGTATTGAAACACAGGTAAGCGATTTATTAGATGAACTATTGTCTACGATTCCCAACTCCCAAAGAACATCCAGAGTTCTCAATAACATTCACATTATGATAGAACGCTTCAAACAACTCAGAGAGCATTTTTCGTATTTCGATAAATATGGAAATGTAGAAGGGGCCATGGTGAAGGAAGCGACCTATAAGCCGTTATCCGAATATTTCGCCACATTCAAGTTAAACTTGTACTGGATTTTACCTGTTGTTAAAAACATCAAAAAGGTTTATGATGTGCAATATATAGACGAAGAAAACAACGATGTTGTTCAATTAGATTTAAACGCGGATATTAGGAATATTTTAGAATTAATTGAAAATTACAAATCAAATGATTTTCCGATTGACCAAAATAAATACGCGGCCCTGTATACCGAGTTAAATCCGTACTTGACCCCCTTCCAATTGGTCGGCGATGAAACAAGTGGACTGATTGACGAAAAACGCGTTCTTTTTGATGTCAACACAATCGTTGATAATTTGGAAGAAATGTATTCTTCTATTTTCACTGGTAAATCCATCCGCAATAGACGATTTGTCATTCAAAAATACAATACGTCGCTTACGAAATTGGATACAGTCGATTCAACTGGCGCAAAACTAGTAACTGTTCGAACAAATATATCCAATAACGATACCATGTCTATTAAATCATTTTTAACGTTGCCTGAACAAATTATAAGATTTTCAAAAATAAACCTTCCAGGAACCAGCATTTTAGATAAAGCAAATCTCAACTTGGCATTTTTAAATTATTGGCAATTACTAAAAAAGAAAACAAACGTCAATAATATTTTTGTGGATAGTTTCGAACAAGAACTGGAGTTTAATGAACAAAATTTCGCCAACAATATAAAGAATTTCGCTTTAAATTTAAGTGATGAAGATTCTAGAGGTATGCATAAAGCAGAAATATACAATAAATTCATTAAAACAATCATACCGAAAACAAAGATTTTATTTAATTTGATGAAAAAATACATCAAAGGAAAATTGTCTATTGTAGATGTCGTATCTTATTTGGAACCATTTTTAATATATACAGATGATTTAACCTTTATGCAATACAAAGAAATCGTCTCTTTTATAGACGAGCAAATCTCAAAATACAATAAAGACTTTGTGGAACGTTCGCGCATCTTCAAAATGATTGGGCAAAACAAAGCAAAACAAATGTTAGTGCATTCCAACGCATTTTCAATCATTGATATACTGAATAAAAACCTGCGCAACGAAGTTATACACGAAGGTTATGACATGTATAATCCAGAAACCACCTTTACGAACTCGGAAATTTTACGCAAATTAACCATCCGCGACAACACAAAGTTATACACCACGGCTCTTTCGGTGCAAAGTTTCCCATTAATGTTTCCGAGTGAGTTTTCGAATCTTTTCGAAGAAGAAAAGAACAAACTAGACGGTAAACTGAAAAAGGCCGACGAAGAAGACAAATGTAAAACCATTACGATTGCCAAATATTATACTTCGTTGGATGAATTACATGCGGACAGCGATAAAACCATTTATTTCGATAAAAAATACGACAAAACAAATTACGGCGTATTAGAAGAAGTGTATGGAAAAGAGGTGCTCACACTATCTTCCGAAGAATTGCGCGCGCATATTAGTAAAGATTTAATGCAAAAGAAAAGATTCACTGAGACTGAAGCGGAATACCATGCAAATACATTAATCGATGGCCACAAAAAAGTAATGGATGGGCAATTTGCGCTCTTGTATAAAGGTTATAATGAAAATATCGCCAATGAAGTAGATTATTATGTTCGCGCGAATAATAAATGGGTCTTGGATGAAGACTTGAATAAAGAAGCTCATAAAATCAACATAAACACCGACGAATCGTCCATTTTGTGTGATATGCAAAAACAATGTATAAATGTTCCAGGAAACGTCGACGACAAATGCGAAAGTGTTAAAACCGACGAACTGGGCTTACAAACCAAACTGCTCAAAGATGTAATTAGCGAATTTGATATGAAATATAAAATGTCCAAGGAAGAATTCCAAAAATCGGTTACCAATAAATTCAACTATTTTAAATCAATCATTGCGGTTCTCACCAAAATAGAAACGAATACTATGTTGAAATACAACAACCAAAAATATAAATTAGGAGCCGTTTCCGAAGAAGAACAAACGTTGAAACCTGTCTCGCCCTTTCAAGAATTATTGAATTTAATTTTAGGTCAAAAGGATTTTGTTAAAAAACAAAACGATATTGTGAAATTCACCAACACGTATACCAGAAAAGCATTGCCTGGCTTAGGTCCCTTGGGCGAAATGGAGAGCGCACACTGGTTATATTGTATTAAAACGCATGTTCCATTGTTGCCGTCCTTTAAATACGAATTAGCCGAATCCTTTGTGGTGGAAGGGCAATACGGTTATCGCGACCATTTGGAAATCGTCAAATCCAACATTGGCAAACAAAGTGACGACGGTGATTGGTGGTGTGATGAGCATAGTGGCTGGCCCATTTGTCCGACAAATTTCGATATCGAAGAAGGGTATGAAGAAGGATTCAAGGTCTCTAGTAGAGCCGTCATGGAAGAAGATGCTGGAAATAAAATTGTGTCTGGTTTGGCTGAAAAAACGGTCAAATATGATAGTCCGGATTCTCGTATGGTTAATAATATTATAAATACTCTCTCGGTTGCTATGGGTATACATGTCGAAACCCAAAAGGAGTTTATCATGAACTGTGTCTTGGATTCTATTCGAAACACGGTAGAATCCGAAATTGATTATAAGCAAATGGTAAGAGAAATGGCCGAAAAGGGCAAAAAAACCATGTCCTACAAGGACTTTTACAACACATCTCTTTTATATTATACATTGGGTATGTTCTTAATTGGGGTGCAAAGTGCAATACCGTCGATAAGAACTAGAAAAACGCATCCAGGGTGCGTGCGGTCTTTTCATGGCTACCCATTTGAAGGAACCGGCGATTTTAGTAGTTTGACTTATTTAGGTTGTGTGGCCTATGATATTAGAGAATCTGGCGAGCCATGGAATGTTTTAAAAGGGAAAAAACAAGACGCTATTATCAATAAAATAAAGAGTGTGATTAACGACGTATTATTAGCCATTCCTGATGTAAAGCGGAAATTTGAAGAGAAAACCGAATATTTATTGACGTCTCCTTCTACGGAAATTCCAGAAGAACATGATATTTCAAAATGGACACAGTTTTTGCCACCCTTGGTGAATTACAAGATGAAACATTTGGTGAATATTTCACCCGAATTTAAAAAAGCGTTAATGTCGGATTTACGTTCAGGTACGATTCAACAGAGAGAAAAATTGTTGGTGATTGATTCAAAAATCATACAATTCTCTCTATCCATTGTCGAGCGAATCCAGGAAATCGTAAAGAAACACCATTTACTGTTGCATAGTTCAGGCAATGAGCCTTATTTAGAAAACGCCTGTTGCGAGACGAAAGACAATGAAACGACGGTGAACTATTTCATATCCAAGGACCCCAGAATTGCCGAATACAACCAAATTGTTACCCAATTGTCGAATATGATGGACGATATTACTAGTTATTCGGAAGGCAGTTTATTTTACAGCAATATCAATACGAAAAACAAATACCCTTCTATTCACACGGAATTTAACGAAAAAACGATATATTTGGCCTTTATTTATTTCTGTAAATTCAAATCGCTAATCCCTATACCAGAAGATTTGCTACCATTGTGTAGTGATAAGCCAGACCCCACTCTAATAAACCCCAACGACTCGGTGGAGCGCATTATTCAGAAACTGAAAGACGATGGGCGAAATTATAAAAACGAACACTTTTTACGATTGCTTCAGGTGATTAGTCAACATAATATTATAAATATTAATGTAGACCAACAAGAGGTTTCTTCTATTACCAAATTAGCCAAAACAATTGAAGCGATTGATGATGAAAATGATGAAGTGTTGGAAAAATCGTTGAGAGAACTGATGAATAAATCCATGGACTCTTTTGATATTGCTACGGAAGAATATACCAAGGAAATAAAGGACTTGAATAATTTTTTGATTCGAAACATTGAAACGATGAAAGAAGAAGTGATTGATTTTGTCCAAAAAAACAAAGGGGCGAATACCACAAATAGTTCTGTGAGAAAAATGACCAAAACGATAGAGAACTTGTCGAAATGGGCCACGGATGAATCAACGAGACATGAAATTATGAAAATTTCCGACGACAAATTGTATAATATTGTGAATTTTTATAAGAATTTCATTGAAAATTTCGTAAATATTTTTCCAAATATAGTTTTAAACAAGGTGAATTATGGTGATGTGCATATTCCAGCTTATTATGGGTTTTCCGTTAGGCATTCATCGAAAATCAAAAAATGTATTGGCGACTATTATGAGAAGCTAAAACCATTTTATGGAGTGTCTACGTTGAACAATGTGTTAACCAATATACAACGCAGCGCAAAGAATTTAGTTAAAATAGCCAATTCAACCCCTAGTTTTACGAGTATCAAAATAAGCGAAGACAAAAGTATCAAACCAATATTTGACGAAAGAACGAGTCGATTCTTATTTGAGTATTATTTGTTACGTGTCTTTATTAATTATATTGAATTAGCGGATGACCCAGAAATGATTGTGGCTGAACTCCAAAAGGAAAATGAAACGGCGGATATTTTTACCATTGAATATTTGGAAGAAGTGGAAACCAAGATTGATTTTTCCGTCTCGTCTAGGGGTGAAAATGATACTAGAATATTATCTGGTAATCAAAAGCTATTGCGACAAAAAACGGCCGAATTGTTATTGGCGTTTATTGGCATTATGGATAATCAGAAAGACGCTATGGACACCTCCTACGAAGAAATCCAGGACCGCATATTCAAATTAAAAGAAACGGAAAAGAATTTAGTGACTGATAGATTGAAACGTATGACGGATGAGTTACGAGATGCGGACACGATTCTCAAAATCAACAAGCTCGGTATGTATAGTAAAGGCATGCAAAAGGGGTTAACCACGTTAGACAAGGATTTCTATGATGAAGAGCAATCCTTTCGAGATAAAATGACGCAGGCCGAGAGAAATATTCGTAAAAATAATGTGGATGCCAATGACGAAAACATTGATATTTTATTAGATGAGCATTTGGAACAGCAACGAGTAGAGGCGGAAATTGACGCAGAAGTATATGATATGGAGTATATGAATGAAGACTTCTTTAATGGAAATACGGATGGGGTTGGTGCACCAGAGGAGGAGGAAGACGATATCCACCTTTAAGAAAGGTGGAGCCAAATCCACTTTTGAAAAAGTGGAGCAAAACCCTTATCCACCTTTAGGAAAGGTGGAGCCAAACCCACATCCGCATCCACTGTAAAATGATTCCAAACCCTTCAATAAAAGTATAATAATCTTTGGCTCCACATATACTTTTAGAAAAAGTATAACAAATATACTTTTAGAAAAAGTATAACAAATATACTTTTAGAAAAAGTATAACAAATATACTTTTAGAAAAAGTATAACAAAAGTTTTGGCTCCACATATACTTTTAGAAAAAGTATAACAAATATACTTTTAGAAAAAGTATAACAAAAGTTTTGGCTCCACATATACTTTTAGAAAAAGTATAACAAAATTTTTGGTTAGTCTTTGGCTCCATTTGGCTCCACCTTTTCCAAAGGTGGATAAAGGTGGATAAGGATAAAAAAATTTGTTGGTAATTATATATAAGATAAAGATGAACAGAAACTATATTAGACAAAATATCACACTCATATCTATTATATTATTTATTATTATTTTTGGATTTATCCAAATAATGAAACCAGCATGTTTTTATAATAAAGACGGAAGTATTCGAGAATTTGGCATTGGCTACAAAAATAAAACAATTTTGCCTATTTGGTTATTATCTCTACTTTTAGGAATACTTTGTTATTTAGCGGTTATGTATTATATTGAATATCCTAGAATATTTTAGGATAACTGTGTTATTGAAAAAATAAATTTATTATTAAATTTATTTTTTTTAGCTCCAGTTGAGGATTGAACTCAAGACCTTTACATTACAAGTGTAATGCTCTACCAACTGAGCTACTGGAGCCTATATACGTGACCATTCATTAGTCACAATATAATAGCATATATGTCTTTATATTATTTATGCCTATAAATATTTACATAATTTCGTATTTAAAATGGAATAATCATTTAACTCGTAATCGTATACGTGGTGCTAGTCGCCAACTCCTTTTGCGCCTGTGCTTCCTTTTCCGCATCTAAAAATTTCTGATAATTCTGCTCCATTGTTTTTGGGTTATTTACGCAGCCTCTCGTTGTGATTTTAAGTTGCACAATCGACGTCAACAAAAGACCGGTATACATATACCACATGGATTCACCTACATTGTCTCTCGTCACCACCAATTCAAACAAATCATTCTTCATTTTCTTCGTTTCTTCATTCTCGGTTTGGTATTTTTCCTTCATTAATGGTTTTAAAATGTTCCAATAAGAGTCAAAATTGGATGGCACGATTTGATTAATTAATATGGCAGTGTTGCCACAAATTTTAATAATGGCATCCGCCGCACCTTGCATCGCCTCTTTTTGTTCAGGGGTCGCCGCCGTGTCGCCATCCATTTTTTTTTGAATATCAGGATTTATCAACAAATCCGTAATGATTTTATTCGCCGAACCAGACACCCAAAAATAACCCACCACGTCGGAGAATGCGCTCTTAAACCCTGGATACACGGTTAAAATCACGATTAAGACGCCAAAGAGTAAAGTCCACGGCAAAAAGGTAAAAACACCAGCCGCACCCATATTTTCCGTAACACTACCCCCACAAGTGGTAGAAATAATAGACGCGTTGACCATGAATTGAATGACCACCACCAATAAGAAATAAATAGCTAAATACATATATGAGTTGCTAATATATGCCTTATGTTTTTGAGGGTCACTCGACATTTCGTAAGTAAAACTAGGCTTTATTGCCAAATAATAAAATAATGTGGTTAATAAAAATGTTACAATATTTAGATAAGAACTAGCCATATAGATAATATGTATAATTTAATTTTTAATTTTAACTATATAATTTAGCCTACCCTAGAACTATTATGGATGTCAACCACTTCTCAAATCAAAGCGGAGACTGGCCTTCTCCTAAACCCCTTCTCACTGAGCCAGGAGTGAAATATTTTTTACATCAAACTCTAAAGCAATGTCATATGGTGAGAGATAATTTTCATAATATGGTATTTAACATTGGATTATTTATTGGTTTTCTCATTGTTTTAGGAGCAATCTTACTTTATAAATACAAGGGTAAATTGACACCTGTTGAAATGGAACAGAAAAACAAAGAGAAACAACAATATATATTATCCAAAATTCAAAAATTCCAACAAGCTAAAAGAATTGCTCATCAAGAACTAATAACTGGTTTGCCTGCTTGGGAAAGCGAATATGATATCATACACTCTAAACACTCGTATTGATTCTAGTGACACTTATTCATTTATTATTTGTTACTTTAGAGCAAACCAAACTTTTATGGTTCAAAGGTGGCAAAAATTATACAACATTATATTATATATATTATAATAATGGAGTTTGAAGCAGAATCAGAGACCACTACAAATTCATCAAATGAAAGAAATAATGGATTACCTAGTGTTAAAGAGGCATTAAACGATTATTTTAAAATGAAACTGGCTTACGAAACTCACCTAATGGAAAACAAAAAGAAAATTATGAATAACTTTCTATTAAGCAATCGAGAGAAACGAGCGGAGTTCCTGAAACTGAAACCAAAATGCATCAATTGTGGACGACCTGGTGGCACCAGATTTCAAACCACTTTTATTGCCGAATCCGATAACGAGGAAGCCTATAGGCAACATAGCGCCACCTGTGGTGTCATTGCGGACCCCTGCCCTTTACAAATAAAGATTCAACTTGGTAAAGTGGAATTATTACCTGAATTGTTGGATTCTCTCCAACACAGTATCAAGGAGAAAAAGGACAAAGTCATTGACAATAAAAATAAATTGTTGTTTGGGTATTTAAGCACCGAAGAAGTATTGGTCAAATTTGACGATTTAAAAGCTGATATTAATGATTATACTTCCTTATACGACGCTTATTTGGATACCTATCATTCTATCGTAGACAACGACCGAACCAAAGAAGAATTAGAAGAAACGACCACCAATATCTATATACAAATCAATCAAATCAAAGAATGCATAAAAAAAATGAACGATACCGATAATGTGCAATATGCGCGTGATGCAGTGAATATATACACCAATACGTTAGTCCCTCTTATGAATAAAAGTCGAGTGTTGAAATATGACGAAACGATGACGTGGCACAACGCGGATACCAATACCTGTAATTTAATGCAAAATAAAAATAGCATCCGAAGTTTATCGTATAGTAGTTTTCAAGATAGGGTAGTAGCATATAATGTTGGGGTACGACTAGAAAGCCAGCAACGTCCAATTGTCTTTGATGAAGTGGAAGCGGATGACGGAATACAAATCGAAGGGTGCCCAAGTAAAGGAAAAATGCCGCAACCATGTAAAACGAAAAAGGATTACTATAAACAGGCGCTACTTTTTCATCCAGATAAAAACCCTGCGTGTATAGATAATTCGACCGAAAAATTTAAAGAACTGGCGAGTGTGCCTGGATGTAAACAATTTGCAAAATAAATAAGGACCAAAAATAGAAATATAGAAAATATAAAAAATATAAAAAATATACAAAATATATAAATGTTATTAAACTATATTTCATTACCAGTCTTTTTAGTAAGTTTCGCCGTTGGACTCTTTTTTGTCTATATTTTAGGACCAGAAATGAAAAAAATATATGTCTATCCTAGCCCAGAAACCGTCGGCAAGGTTTTATTTAAGGACAAAGCCGATAATTGTTTTTATTTTAAAGAAGAAGTCGTAGACTGTCCTAGCGATGAATCCAAAATATCAACAATACCGATACAAACATAACACTTCCAGGATGTAAATGTCTAATTGTAGATAGACTATACAATTTTTGGATAAAAAGAAATGTATTATACATTATATTTACATAATATATACAATACTATAATGGCCATACATCTAGGAAAATTTGTTCATACCGAAAGAGGCAAAATAATCATGTCGGTTTTGTTGGGGTTCGGTTTGGCTTCATTATTTAGAACTGTTTGTAAAGATAAAAATTGTTTGTTGTTTTATGCACCACCTTTAGAACAAATTAAGGATAAAATATACAAAAACGATGATAAATGTGTAAAATACACCCCTGTTAGTGCCAAATGTAGCGCAAATGCCAAAATGGTTCATTTCGAGTAAATATCAATTCTTTTTGTTGTCTCTCTCTCTGTTGTTTGCGTAATTATTATAATCAATGAATCTTTACAATAATTATGAGTGATTCCACCAATATTTTAGACTTGCCTACCGACCCTGTTGGCGGGGGAAATATAAGTAATAATATATCATTAAATGCTTCGGAAAACATTGTTATACAAGGCCACCACCAAAACCAAAACCAAAACCTAGGAGACGGTGCAGCCCAAGGACTGACTTTAGACCAATCAACCATTAGTCAGATAGTATCTGGCCTTCAACAAGCCACGATTAGTGGCGCAACCCAATTACCCTCTAGAGATATACCAATGACTACCACCGGGCATAGTAACGACCCTCAAGTTCAACCCAATTATGTTCCTCCTCCTCCCAACAATATTGATTATATTAAAAATCACGAAGACACGAATGATATGATAGATGACTATAATAAAAAACGTAAACACTCGGATTCATTAGACGAAATGTATAATGAAATACAAACGCCGTTATTATTAGCCGTTTTATATTTTTTATTTCAGTTGCCGTTTTTTAGAAAATTCTTGTTTCGTTATTTACCAGTGCTTTTTTCGAATGACGGCAATCTCAATATAAATGGGTTTTTATTTACGAGTACACTCTTTGGACTATTGTTTTACTTGCTGAACAAAATTACGAATCATTTTGGCAGTTTCTGACGAAGACAAAATAATAATATTACAAACCATATAAATATTTGTTATTAAATATAATTATCTGTTATAGCGGATGCTAGATTTTTTATATACACTAACTACATCTTATGAAAATGTAATTAACATAGCGATATTTAATTATTTCAAAACCGGTAACCCTTTATATGACACGGTGATATCTACAATATTTATTAGTGTCATCGGTTATACAATTCATTATGTATATGAAAATAAATTGGATAAGATTTTAATAAAATTAACATTTGACGACATTAAAGGCTTTTTTTATAAAAAAAACACAATTATATTAGAAGGCAAACGGAGTACTGTTATGTCTAGCTTTTGTTATAATCAAAAAATTTCAACCATGTATAGTAATAGATTTAAAGCTATATTAGATTACATTATTTCAAATATTTATAAAATAGACACCGTTTTTAGAATTAAAGAAGCCCATAGTACTTGGCAATCGTCTCATGAAGGAGACAGAAGAAAAAATCTGGATGTCTTTATTGTTTATCAAAACAAACATTTTAAAATTGATGATAACATTTTTGTAAAAATAGAAACGTTACAAGACGATTTCAATGATGACAGAGAAAAAATAAATACCAAAACCGACAAAATAACCATATATATTTATTCATACATACATTCTGTAAATCATCTTAAGAATTATATAGATAATATCACCTATACATATTTATCAACCATTAAAGAAAATCGTGACAGCAAAAGGTTCATTTATTCTTTAGATAAAGTGCAAATAACGAACGATGAAACACGCCTCAATTGTTGGAGGGAGGACATTTTTGAAACTACTAGAACATTTAATAATATTTTCTTTGACGGAAAAAATGAACTAGTCTCAAAAATCGACTTTTTTTTAAAAAACGGGGAATGGTATTATGAAAAAGGCATTCCTTATTCTTTGGGAATAGGTTTACATGGACCACCGGGAACAGGTAAAACATCGTTTATAAAGGCACTTGCGAATTACACCAAACGGCATATTGTGGTTATGTCTTTAAAAACAATCAAGACGAAAAGACAATTGGAAGAATTTTTCTTTGAAAATAGATATAACGAAAATAATGAAATGAATAGTATAACATTTGATAAAAAAATTATTGTTTTTGAAGACATTGATTGCATTGGTGATATTATTTTAGATAGAAGTCGCCAAACTATAAATTCTGATAAAAAAATTATCGAAACAATTGAGAATCTCAGCGAAAATATTAAAATCAATGATGGTAACAAAATAGGAAATATTTTACAAAATATTTGTGAACTAAACGAAATTAAAAATGTAAACAACAGTTCTTCTAATGAAGAACCTATTACTTTAGATGATATTTTGAATTTATGGGATGGTATTCGAGAAACTCCTGGAAGAATATTAATTATTTCATCAAATCATTATCATAAATTGGACCCAGCTTTAATACGGCCTGGTAGAATTGATATTACTCATGAATTAAGCAATGCAAGTCATAATACGATTTCCGAAATATATTACCATTTATTCAGAACAAAAATGGATAAAAACTATTTAAAAAAAATAAACGAGTATTTTTATTCACCGGCAGAAATAATAAATATTTATGTTTCCAATAAAAATAATACTGATTTTGTAAAACGATTGATGAAAAATGAAAAAATATAAAACTCGTTTTATTATAGAATAGAAAAACAAATTCTATAATAAAATCAACCATGATAAATGACTATGTAATTAAATTAATCGACAATTTGCCTGACGATATTAAAAATGCGAAGGAGCCTATTCTCATAGATTTAGTGCTAGACGGAGGAGTGTTCAACGGCAGTTATTTAGTCGGAGCCCTATATTTTTTAAAAGAAATGGAAAAACGTAATTATATTAAAATTGACCGCATGTCTGGCTGCAGTGTGGGGGGCATCGTTGCACTATTGTATCACATGGACGCACTAGAATTGATGCATCAATTATACGAAATAGTTAATAAAGATTTTAGACAAACCTATAAATTGCAATTTGTGAAAGAACTTAAGAAATATTTGGCACACCGTATTCCTGATGACATCATGCAAAAGGTAAATCACAAACTATTTATCAGTTATCACAACATTAAAAAGGATTGTAAACAAGTGAAATCTACCTACAAAGATGTAGACGACCTCATACAAACCATCATAAAATCTTCGTATATTCCTTGCTTCATAGATGGTAATATTTTATATGAAAATAAATACATGGATGGTATTACACCTTATATTTTCAGTATAGAGCCGAATAAAAAGATATTGTATTTAGACTTGTATGGTTACGATAAAATCGGCAATTTATTTAATGTAAAGAACGAAAAGACGAACTTTCACCGCATCCTTTCTGGATTGTTGGACATACACTCTTTTTATATAAAACAAAGTTCGACGCAAATGTGTAGTTATGTAAATGATTGGTCACTCTCGCATAGTGGATTTAACTATTGCAAATTTTTAGTAGAGAGATGTTGCATTTATTTTACATATTTTTTAGTTTTTATGAAGGATAAAATACCTGAAGAGTGTAGGCAGAACATTTTATACAAAATATTATCAAAAATATCACAAGATATTTTTATCATAATACTCGAAAATTATTGTCTGTAAGGGGGCAAATTTAGAACAAAGAACAAAGAATATTGCGTATTCCATAAATTAAAAATGTATAACTTTTTATTATAATGGACCAAATTGATATAACGAGTGCCGAATTTTCGTTGGATATACATAATGCAAATAAATTGGTTTCGGAAACGATAGAGAATATGAGTGAAACTTTCTTACTAGATGAAGATTATTCGATGTATATGATAGGAATTATCGTGTTGCTTTTGGTAGGCGGCGTTTTTGCCTACACTTTTTACACCAAAAATATTTGTAAGCGCGTGACGTTTCAAGACAAATTAGAGTATTGTTATGGGCAAGGAACACCTTGTGACGACGGCAAAGCTTGCGACGGCAAAGCTTGCGACGGCAAAGCTTGCGACGGCAAAGCTTACGACGACGATATCGAATGCAATGGCGGCGTATGTCAGCGATTGTAAAAGAATTATGGTTTACGGTTACGTCTCGTTTTGCCGCCATAAATCGCCAATGGTTTCGTTTTTTTGGTTTTATGTTTCCGTTTTTTCTTATTGCCTGTTTTTCTCTCTTTTCTATCTTTCTTCTCTTTCTTCCCATTCGCGTCATCTGGTTTATAATTTAAAAACCACTCTTCAAATTCCTTTTTGTCTCCCTTTTGTTTCAACTCCTTATATTTTTCCGCTTTATGAGCACGCATCTCTTCTACGGATTCTTGATGCCCATAACACGTAATACTAAAACGACGCAACAAGCCCTTTTGTTCTAATCGATTTTTTTGCTGAACATCAAACAGGAATTTTGACATGCACAAGATGCGGTCTAAAAAATCATTATAATACGGTTTATCCGCATATAAAAACGCCAAATAAAAACTCAACATGGTATCAATGGTGGCTATTTTCACCTTTTGGCCTCCAATATTTAAATTATTATAGCTGTGACATGCAATCGGCTTGTATACAAATGCAATGGTATCCTTACCAATACGTATTTCATAATGTAGCGGAATAATCTCTCCAACGGCTTCCTTTTTAATGATTTTCGTGTTTGTGATACCTATATCTTTGAGTCGTTCTTTTACAATTTCACAAGTCGTCTCTGGTTCATTCGACAAAACGTCAAAATCCGCCACTTTTTCTAATTTATGTCGTAAATTCTGGGGCATATATTGGGAATATAGGGAAATGGCATAACCACCGAAAAAAACGACGCCTTGATTTACCAGGGTGGCTCTAACATTATCATAAATACGTTCCTCCTCCTCTTCTTCGTTTATTTTCATATCTCGTTGAAATTCAACCTCATTGCAATTTACATCGGTCACTGGGTAATGTTTGTTCAGAAGGGCTAAACGTTTCATCACTTTTTCCCAACGACTCGTATCTCCAGCAGGCCGCGACAATTCTAAATACATGGCCATTCTTAAATAATTTGGGGGTGTGTATAGGATGCCGCCAACACTTATGGCGTCTTTTTTGAGCGAATGATAAATACCTTTGGGTAAATATGTGATATCTGCGACAGGAATATAATTCACAAATACTTTATAGGTGCCGTGATGCTGTCCAGATTTGGCCTCTACATCGGTAAAACCCTTTTTGTAATAAATATCGGCCAATTCCTTTGCATCTTCTAAAGCATTGGTAGTAAAAAAATCGTAATCCGGAATTTCGACATCTTTGTTATAAAATTGGTCTTCTTCTGGTAATATATTATTAATGGCGGTTCCGCCGTAACAAATTAGATTTTTAACCTTGATAAAATCTTCTACGATTTTTATAATTTTTTTTATATCATCTGAATTGATAATACGTTTGGCCATTTTCTCTTCGGCTTTATCGACTGCCATACGCAGAATCGCCAATTCACAATCGTTAAATGTTAAATCTTTGCAAATATTTTTTTGTTTCATAGAAATCCTCCTATACCATATACCAACATTAAAAAGGTTGTAACGAAGTAAGAGCCAAAAATCCACCTTTATCCACCTTTAGGAAAGGTGGAGCCAAATCCACTTTTGGGAAAAGTGGAGGAAAATATAGTTTTTCTAAATTGTCGGTGGTCTTGCTTAAAGGTGCTACAAAAATTATAATTATTGTATTTAATGATTATAATTTATTTTATTTCCACCTTTAAAAAAGGTGGAGCCAAAGTGGAGCCAAAGATAATATGCTTTTAGTGAAAGTTTTGCTCTTACTTCGTTATAACTTTTCCTAAAAGTGGATACGGTGTTCCTTATCCTTCTTATTGAACAAGGCAATCAATTTACCATGAT